TACCTTGTCTGTCAACTGTGAATGTGCCAGTACTACCCGCTGTTCCGTAAGTACCCATAATGTTACTGGCTGTATCATCTAAGTTAATAGTTGGAGTTACTGATTCTCCTGTTGTTACAGTTGAAGTTAATCCTGTTCCACCTGTTACTGTTGCAACATAGTTGCCAGTAGTATCTGTTCCTAATGCAACGGAATTTGGCTGTATTGTTACCGCCATGCTTGGTGCTGAACTTGTAGTATTAAGTCCTAATGCAACACTACCATTTACATCACCTGTGAGTGTTAACGTTCTTTCATTTGTAAATTTGTCTGCAATTGTGGCTGTACCAGTTACAGGGCCTGTTAAGTGTCCAACGAACTCAGTCGAAGTAATACTTCCAAAACTGGTGCCTACGCCGCCCGTAATAGTCGCTGTGCCGTCTGTAAATGTATTGCCGGTAATAGTGCCAGTACTTGTTGTAATGTCACCACTTACTGTAACGTCACCTGTTACACCCAATGTAGTCGCTGTGCCGTTAGCTTTTGAAATTTGTAAGGTATTAGTTGAGCCCGTGTATTCAAGTTTCACATAAGCGTCTGTTGTGCTTGTACGCATTTCTAAATAGCTACTAGTTGCGTCCTTATCTGCATCAATTACATAGCCGTTTGCACTGTTAAGTGTTACTGTGTCAGAAAGGAAAGTTGTATCGCCTGTAACTTGCAATGTTCCTGCTATCGTAGTATCACCTGCTATTGTAGTATCGCCAGTTATTACAGTATTGCCCGAGACCGTTAAAATTTCATCAACAGATAAACTACCTTTTACTTTAAGATCTGACTCTGGGTTAAAATTCGATTGTTTTGTCATTAGTTTCTAAATCCTACAAATTTAATTATTGCTTTAGTTGTATTTATCTTTCTTGTAGGTTTTTATTCAAGTCAAAAAAAAGCACACCTAAGTGTGCTTTTAATTTGTTTCTTTATACCTTTAAGATAAATCTTATTGGAATGCAACGTTTGACAATGTAATTGCGTCAACGTAGTCTGCCGCGTTACCCAAAGATGAAGCAGTGTTAGTAAGTTCAATGTAACCATATCTGGTCATGAACGAAACTACTGGTTCAAATGTACTTGGATCCATTACTGGACCTGTTGACATTAATGGGATATAAGGACAATAGAACGCAGGAGCATCAGTTTCTGATGAACCTTTGTATCCAACAAGTACTTTAGTTCCATCAGCCGCATAACTATCAACAAAAACTTTGATAGAACCGTTTAGGATTCCAGCTAGTTTAGTGTTAGTAGGTGCTTCGAATGAACCTTCAGTAGTTCTTGCGAACGTTGAAGTAGATGCTGATTGTAATATTGTAAGTGCTTCAGGTGAAACAACAATATAGTTACCAGCGCCACGTCTAGTTCTAGCCGCGATTCTATTCGCCGCTCTATTGATCTCAATAGCCAATACCGCATGTCTGTCACCGACGTAAGTCTGTGTGCCAGTTACTGCGTTAAAGTCTAGGGTAGTACCTGCGCCAGCTAGAGATCTTAGTGAACCAATAATTTCTTGGTCAATTTCTACTACGATTTCTTGTGCCAATGCCTGCATAATTTCAGCTTCAACATCAAGACCATGCATTGATTCAGCATCTTGTGCCGCTTCAAATGTCCATCTTGCAGATAGACGTCTTGTTTTTGCTTCAACTGTTTGTTTTAAGATTTGGATGCTTAGTTTCTTACCAGCAGTTCCTTCACTACTTGCAGTAGCGTCTGGATTTCCTGAGTAAGCGTTAGCAATCTTAAATGGGCTAAGAGCCTCATCACCTGGGTTCACGCCAGTTGCCGCTTCGGCATAACGTGTTCTTAGTGTGTGGATTTGCCCAACTGGGCCACTCATAGGCTGTACGCCCACAAGTTCGTTAGCTATAACTGAAGGCATAACCCTTCTGATTAGAGGTAACATTACTTTGTTTAATGTAGCAACGTTGCCAGCCTGTGTAGCACCACTTGATGCTGATTCCTGAATATATCTTTTAGTGTTTTCCAGGACTACGTCCAAAGTACTCTTTCTAGAACCGTTAAGTCCTTCTAAAAGTGCGTCTTTGGTAGCTGACCAATTGCTCTCAAATAATTCTGCCATTTCTTATCTCCTAATTTGAAAGTCCGGCTAATTTACGGATTTGGTTAATTTCAACCACGTCCTGTTCATCTTCCGATGAAGGCTGAACGTTTTTATTACCAGTGTGTGTTGACACAACTGATTCATTAATTGCTTTCCTACTCTCTACTGCTGAAACTTCTCCATCTAAAACAGATGGGAGATACTTATTGAATTGCTTCTCTAAGTTCTCAGTCTTTACACTTTCAAGTAAATCTACCATTAATTCTTTTTTGCTTTTGCTAAGAGGTTTAAGTAACTCACTTAATGCATCTTTACGATTCATTAAATCATTAGCTACGTTCAACTTAGATTCAACTAGTGATTTTGCTTCAGCAGTGGCTACCGCTTGGGCTTTAGTTTCTTCTAATGTTTTCTTAACATCTGCGATTTCTTTCTGTAAATCTTTTACATCAGAGGTCTCATTCAAATAACTTGAACGGTACTCATTTGCAAATGATTCAAATATTCTACGACCGAAATCGTTCTCTCTTGCGGCGGTAATATCGTCTTTAAAACTGGAAACGTTCTCTTTTACAATAGCGTTTACTGTTTTTTCAACTGTATCAGCGGCACGTTTAATGAAATCTGACTTTGATTCTGCAAGTTGTTTTTTGCCTTCTCTCATCATTTTCACTTTCTGCTCTACTAGTTCCTGCTTGTCTGAATGGAATTCTTTAAGTTCTCCAGCCAGCTGTTCAACAACAAAATTGTCAAGTTTAGTTACATGTTCTGCAACGTTAGAGCGTTCAGCTCTTAACTCTTTAATCTCTTTTGCTAATTGTTCAGACACAAACTTGTTTAGCTTTGTGCTATGTTCACTGATAGCCTTTTTATAAGCAACTCTTTCACCAGCAACAGCTTTTTTATCTTCGGCAATCTCGGCAACTTCTGCTTCGATACGCTGATGAATAAAACCGTCAACTGCTTCAACAATTAAGCCTTTGTCATGCTCATATCTCTGAGCAAACTCTTCTCTTAATTCTGCTGTAAGTTGTTCTTTGGCTTCGGCAAGACGACTTTCCCATGCCTCAACGATACTTGTACGAACTTCTTCGTTAATATCACTAGACTCGATCAGGTCCTCAAAATTTACTGCCATAGTAGTCTCCTACCTCAATTTTAATTCATTAATAAAATTAATGATTTGTTTAGTTAGGTGCTTCTCAGCACCAATGTTTCCGTGTGTATAGTCTTTAGCGATCTCATGTAACATGCTACCGCCTTCCATATTAAACAAAGACTCATAAATTGTCTTTGGATAAGCATCGGGCGCCGAAGGTTGAGCAACAATATCTACAGTAATGATATCAAAATCAGACACACGACCTGATTCATTAACATTACCACTTCCTCTACTACTTACTCCTAACTTTGCGCCAGCTTTTAATAAAGCTCTTGCAATGTTTCCCATCGGTGTATCGATAATTTTCAATTTACCCATCCCATCACTGCCATCGCATTGCATTTCTGTAATGATATGACTAACTCGGTCTAGGTTAATTTGTAACTCTTCTGGGTGATCTAACTCACCCATAACAGTTTCACCAGTTGATAATCTTGCTGTAACGTTCTCAACAGCACGTTGGATTTCATCTTTTGGATAAACCCTGCCATTCTGATTTTTAACATCGCCTTGGATGAATAAACCAGCCATAAATAAGTCCTTTCCATTGTTTGATTCAAGTAATTGAATCTTACTTTGTTCCGGGCTCATATATTCGTATAACTTACGCACTATTAATATACCTTAAAGTTAATTAAGCCTTTTTAGGCTCAACCTTGATGTTATCAGTTGGTGTATGGTCTTTAGCTGATTCGCCTTTTTTGCCTTCGCCACCGTCTTTAGCTTTAACAGGTGTTCCTGCTCCGCTAACTACTGTTGCTTTTGGCTTTTTAGTTAAAGGGGATTCTTTGTTGTCCGCTTCGCCACCTTTTGGTGCCGCCGGAGTATCAGAGAATTTAGTAGCTTCTTCAACTACTTCTTCATCTTCTTCAACTTCCTCGTCCAAATCATATTCAATTGACTCTTCTTCTGGCTGTTCCATGTCCATTTCCATGTCCATGTCTACTGGCAATTCTTCTTCGCCTTCGCCTTCTTCTTCGCCTGAAAGTAATTTTTCAAATTCAGCTCTTAAATCTTCAAGTTCGTCTTCTAAACTGTCGACTTTGTCTTCTAAATCTTCTTCTTCACCAGCTTCTTCTTCACTGCCGAATCCACCAATCTCATCGTCATCAATTCCAGCGTCTGTATCTTCTACATCGCTAACAAAATCTGCTTCTGGATCGCTATCATCAATAGCTTCTTCAACTGCTTCTTCTTCTGATTCCTCAGACTCTTCAACTGCTTCTTCTTCAGTCTCTTCAGTTTCGACTACTTCATCTTCGTCTAAGATACGCTCGTACTCGGCTCGAGCAGTTTCAACGACATATTCGTGAAGTAGCTCTTCGGCACGCTCGTTATCTTCTGCAAGTAGTAGTTCGAGAACTTGTTCTAATTTATTGCGTTCTGACATTATGTGAGCTCCTATAATTGTAAGACTAAGATGAATGTTTTTTACTGTAATACAGCAAAAATTGTATTTACATCTTAATATGTGTAATACTTATACGGTGGTGGGGATTTTGGATAGTTATAGGCTAAAACAAGCCCATTTGGTGAGAAATGTGTGAATACAGTGTCTATGTAAAGAATATTTATACTTTGCTACGTTTAAGAAAACTACGTTGTTAAATACGGTTTTAGTGTCTCGACATAGGCTTGATGTGCTTCTAGTGGCAAGTGATGGTCATATTGTGTGCCAGGACTATTTTCCCATCCGCCCCATAACTCGTCGCACACCGACAAGTAATCTGCAATACCTTTCTGCTGTAGCATGTCGTTTGGTATTTCCCATTTAGTACATTCCTTTGCGTAAGGATCCCTAGACACCATATCATACCCTTCTGCCCAGTCAAATGTATTGGGTGAGAATATAACTTTTTTGCCGTTTAATTGCAATTTTTGTAAGGCATAGGTTAATATCATTTGCTGTTTGTGTCTCTGTACATCAGCATCATATATGTACAAAAAATGCTTTTTTAGTGCTTCAAAACTGTTGTTAGTAAATGCTCTTTCGTATCGTTGCACTATGTTGTTGTCTGCTAAAGCCCTGTCGATATCTTCATTAAACATACTGCCGTAACTGTCTATCATTATAGTAGGAGCATATCCTTTACCATAACCAGGAGCATGTTCGTCTCTGTACTTCTCTATCAAAACATGGTTAAAGTCTACGTTATCCCAGCCTTTTTCAGGATCGTAACGTGGCGAATCTTTAAGTTTAATTTCTTCTCTAGTAACTGTGGTAGCATTTATAACAAACACATCTGGATCATAGTGTTTTAATGCATAATCTACTTGTAGTGCGATGCCGAAATTACTACAACCAGGTTTAGCTAGGTTGTAATATTCTGCATTTATATGTGAGGATATTAAAGAACCGAATTCGATTCCTTTATGATGTGGATCTACTGAGGACCACGAGCAACCGCAAACGGCTAGCTTCATTTAAAATTCCGGAGTTGCTTCAGCGGCTTTGGCATACATAAGTGATGCAAATTCACGCTGTTCTATATTCTCTGACTTTTTAATTTCTCTGTACTTTCTTAACTTGTTTAATGTTTTTAAAGTAAGTTTAGTTTTTCTAGTATCGTCTAGAGATCTGCCAACTGACCTATCATTTTCTGGATTGTAAAATTCTGTTAATCTCATTATAAGTTTCCATCTGGTATTTCAGCACCAGGTTCCATTCCGCTAACATCTGGATTCATTACATCGTCCATTGGTGCTGGTATATCTTCTACCGGCGCCTCTATGTCTAACGGAGCACTTGGGCCAGGTCTAACGCCTACATTTCGTAAGCCTACATCTTCTGTGCCGTCTGTATTGTATTTATTCTCCATCTTCCAATAATGCTCGTTATCCTTCATCTCTTCTTGCGTTAAGCCTAAGTACTTCTTAAGTTTAAATTGCTGACTTAAATAAGGTACTGCTTCTAAACTGCCAAATAGCTGTGCTCTTTGAAGGTCCATGTCCAAGTCTCTGTATGAACTGAAGTTTTGAGGTACTGTTAATTCTAGTTTAAATGTACTTGAATCAATCTCAATGCCTTTATAGTTTAAGAACATTTTAAACTCTCTGTCTAATGTTCTTATAATTTGCTTTTGTAGTCTTTGACAGAACTTAGCAAATTGGAATTCTTGTATATATGCAACGCCTACTTTGCCGTCACTAACTGCCGCTGTTCCATCATCTGGTCCAGTAGGCAAATATGAACTTGGTACTCTCAACCCTCTTAGCAGTTTGTTGTTAAAGTATTTTAAGTCGTCAATTTGACCTAAGTTCTCACCGCCAGGTAATGTATCGACTTTACTACCACGACCGT